CCACCTCTACTTGGATAAGGACTATAAGGTTTTGGGTCACATGGTGTCGGTGGCACATAATTCAACCCTTCATTAGGTATTGGATAGTTATACTGTTGAGACATATACCATATATCGTAAGCAATTCCTTGAGCAGGATTTAAGAATAAATCCACATTTTTAACGTTTAATACTAATCTTTCATCTGAAACATAATACCTAGCGTTAAAGTTACCATCAAGATTTGTTCTAATACCAATCTCATTATTAACCCAACTTTTATTATTATCAATTGTCTCCCTTAATGTATACCCCAAATCCATAAACGGAAACTTACGATATCTATTCAAATACTCTTGACCATACGAATACGGTAACAATACTGTTTGATAATTTGGGTTATTACCAACAAAAACACTATTTGTAAGGTCAATATTTTCAGGTGCCCTATGTTGAGGTGTTTGCTCAAACCATCCACTACCCATTTGAAAAAAATAACTCTCAGAGTTAATTGGGGTTGTTGGATAACCATATTCATCCATAGGATATTCATCAAGGGTAATATTAACATCTTGAATATCACCAGTTGTTGTAAACCCTGTATAGGTTTGTCCAAAAATTGAGAATATGTTCCCCGCTTCTAAAATTGGGATTTGTTGCACATATGTTCCTCCTGATATTTGGGCAAATTGGGTATCAAATTGTGATAAATTAATTTTTTGGTCGGCAAGGTAAACATACTCATTAAATTCAACTAATGCCTCAGGAGCACCAATTAATCTCATTAAAATTTCAATTGATTTTCTTGTTCCTTTTGATTTAAATAAAAACGCGGAATTTAAAATCAAGTTCCTATAGTATTGGTAATTTAATTCATCAGGAGTCTGTTGTTGTGAAATACCTGGATAAACCGAAGCGTTATTATTTGTTGTTCCAAATACTGAGGTTAATAATTCTGTTTCGGATATTGGTGAAATATTTATATTCCACCCAAGAGTTTGTGCAAGATTCTTAAGTAATTGTGATGGAATATCATTACCAACATTATAATTAACCGAAGTCATATAAGATAATGCGGTGATGTATTTCTTAACATCGTCAAAACTTTTACCGTAAATTTGTAACACTTTTTCAACCTTTTGGTCAGGAGTATCAAATTCTTTAAACGCACCCGTAGTTAAAAATCTTGATACTAAATTTGTTCTATATAAATCAAAAGATTCACTAATATTATTTATCGTTGTGATATATGTTTCAAAAGATTTTGTTATAATATCAATATTCCATTCTCCATATAAAGGCCAAGAAATGTTTGTGTTTTGAATATAATAACTCCCGTCCTCAGCTTCTTTTGGCACTTTAAATGTTGCAGTATATTTTGGCGACACATTCCTATTTAATAAGAAATTTTCAACCTCATCTAAATTCTCATTGAATACTTTATTAACCTCCAAATCGTTTGGTCGTATTACTAAATCATCATTGGTAAATGTCTTACCTGAAAATGGATTACCATAAACATATAACTTTAGTGTTCCACTTGTCAAACTTGTTGTCGGCACAATACCGACCACATTATAACCAACACCTTTATAGTAAAGTGAATATTTTAAATATTCTACTCTCATATCTCGTAAAGAAGATACTTGAATTTCTTTTAATTGTAAGTTTCTTGTCGAATTAACGGTAAAATCAATATCAAAAGGATTTCGTAATCTTGATAAGTCTAAATCAAAACTTGTCTCGTTGTTTGTTTTACTATATAAAATATTATTGGCCGTAGGTCCTGTAATATAATTTGTTCCCATAAAAGTCGATTCTAACGCTCCCGGGAAATAACTAATTATTGTGGTTATAGATGCCGACATTCTTTTAACCATAGAACCATACATTGTAAAGTTCGTAACCTGTGTTAAATCAAAATTAGGATAAACCTTAAAATTATTTTCAACAATAGTTTTTGATTGATTAATAGATTCAATTCCTAACGAATTTAAATTAATCGGTTCAGAAAAAGTCCCCGTATTAAAAGTTCTATTTGTTTTTTCATTTGTAGATGTAGTAAACTCAAAATTACCTTGTGTAAGACCTCCTCCCGCAACAAGTTGTAAACCAACTAAATTGTCAGAAAAAGTACCAGCTCCTGTTGCAGACTGTGGTGGACAAGTATATTTTTTAATTGCCATTACTGAGTTATGTTTGTAAAGTTTTTACTAAAATCAATATTATCATTCCTATCTTGTCTAACCTCATATAACAACTCATTAAATTGATTTCTAATTTCATATAAATTGTATTGTTTGTAAATATTATTTTGACTGTCGTATAATGTGTAAATACCATCATCAATTGACTTGGTCTGATTACCAAATAAAGCAATTGCCAATGTTGAGAAGTCATGTTCAGCAATTTCTATATCCAAAGTAATCGGATTAAAGAACGTATTTGTTATTGTTATCTCTTGGTCAGGTTGTCCTATATAAGGTATTGCGTTTGGCTTATTTGTTGGTGCCGATGATGGTGATAAAGTACAAAAAATTAAATTAGTATTATTATCGGTATATCGGTATCTAATCGCCTTCTGTGAAGTATTTGTTAAATTTTGTACGATAGGTTCACAGAAAAAAGAAGACGTTATCAATCTAAAGAAATTAGGGATTTTTGTTCCATCTGAGTTTAAATACTCAATTCTAAAACCAATTAATCCTTGATTAATAAATTTATTTCTAAATTCAGTTGGTACTGAATTTAAATCAATAACAATTCCTCTGACATTAGGTAATGCCGATAAAACACCGCAATCTAATATTGTAGTTCTAATTTGAGCGGGTCTAATTAATAAAGTGTAGATACCAATCTTATTAAATTGGTCAGCTGGTAATTTTAAATTATATAAACCCCCTAAAATCTCAACACCAGCGTTTCCTCCCGTACTCGCATTATTAAAGTAAGGTCTTAGGATAGACGGTGCGTCTAATTTAGTTAAAACAAAATTATCTGTATCATCCCTCGATGGGGTATAATTTAAGATTATCTCTACATCTTCTGGAGAGACATCAGCTGGTCTTATTGTTCCGTAGGTTCCTGTTGCCATTTATATAATTATTTTATTTGACTTCTTTAAATTTTCTTCCGCCCATAATGGTCTTAAGTTTAAATAGTGGTTTAGTCCTTCAATTTCTTCTTTATTTTTACCAACACTAATTGGTATTATATGGTCAATATGCCATTCACCGTAATTATCCCAAGACATATCATCAACAAACTGATTTTCAAGATGTTTCTTTAAATCAGTTATGGGTAAGCCAATACATTCTAATGTATTTTTTGTTTTACCCTTAATAATATTACATATTCTTGCTCTTAAATTTCCAATTAATCTATAATTTATATCGTTAAACCGTCTTTCCTTCTGATAATCAGTATTATATGTCGGATTTTTTTTGCGATAATCTACTTGGTATTTATAAATCTTTTCTTTATTTTTTAAATCATATTCCTTTTTTAATATCGATTGGCATACTTTACAATACGAACGTTTACCCTGTTTACCTAATTTTTGATTATTAAACTCGGGTAAAGATTTTTCAATATTACATTTAGTACAAACTTTCATAACAATAAATATCCTTTTTATATTTTTATCACATTAAAAAATTTATATCCGTATTTTTCGAGGTCACCAACATTATCAACTTCACCTAATCTTTCAAGTCTTTCTAACACTGAGTTTTTACCTCTTTCAATGAAAACGTTGGATTGTATTTCTGCTTCATCAATTACATTTAATAATACTTCATTTTTTGTTATTGCTGAACAAACCATCATGTCGGGTGTCATTCCTGAAGAATAAACCGTAAACACAGTGGTTCCATCATTATAATCATAGTAGTTAATATCATTAATTGTATAGGCGGTGTATAGGTTATCTACCGATGGTCCAAAAAATGTCCCAACATTTCCTGAAGTTCCTGTTACCTGAACACCTATCTTATATTTTCCCGCAAACCTTGTTGGGTCGTACTTACTACCATATTGTTCAAGGTCACTTATCGTTGAATTGGTATATCCAGTAATTAAGAATGGGACAGTTGTGTAATTGTAACTTGATTGGTCATACACATCACAATTAGAATCACCCGTAAATAAATAATCATACATCAATGAAGTCCCCGACCAACTACCTCCCGCGGGAGTAAAATAAGCCGTCCCATTAGGGTTAGTTGCAATAACATTTGTAAACGGTACCGTAACATCTTTTTTAATGACGTTATATCCCCAAGGACTCATTCCCGACATTGTAATAGTATATTCACCACTTGAAGCATAAGTATGGTTATAATAGTTGGGTGCCGTAATAGGAACCAATTGTGGTGGGGAACCATCCCCCCAATCAATCTGATAAGTTGCAAAGGCCAAATACTTTTTAAACTCGGTGTCTGAAGTATTATAAAAATAATATGTGTTCGGAGCATAGGTTGAGGCGGAAAATAAGAAATTAGTCATCGTATCTTTTTGTAACACCATTCCATCAAATACCGAATAATACCCAATATCGATTGTGGTTTCACTAAGAAATATTGGGATAGTCAAACCCGTCAATAATGAAGTTCCTCCCGTACCACCTGTTACTATTTGAGTCATTGCAGAATATACTCGAGTATAACCTGTGTATTGACTAGTCGTAGTCGTTGTTGTCACATCACAACAAGGGTCACCACTTATATTAAATTGTGATGTGCCAGCATCATAAGGTGCAAGAAATAAATCACCACTAATAACTTCGGGGGAAATTCGTATACTATAATATCTATCGTCCATTATGGGTTAATATATTCATACCATTTTATTGGTGTTCCCGCACCTATACGGTTATCAAGGTAATCAAAAACCTGATAAGTTTTTGTAGTATAATCTAAAACTACTTTATTATAAAAATATCGACTACTTTCAAATATAAATTTATCAGATAATACTGATTGTGGTTCATTCATCATCTTGACAAAAACACCAAGTCTACCATCAAAAAATTTAGCGGACATATAAAACGTATCAATATTTAAAAACGCCTCATTTTTTAACCAATAAATAAAAAACCCTTCTTTATCACCAACAAAATCTAAGGTGTATGACGGTTTTCTTATATTAACATTTGGTCTTAATGGTGAAATACTTGCACTTTCTGTCGCTCCTTGTTGCACAGGAATTATTATTGTAAAATAATTTGTTTGGCTTTGGGTGTCCTTCGTGTCATAAAAATCAAGTTTAAAAAATGATTTAGTGAACGGTTTTTCATAATAATAAATTTGAGTGCTTGAAAAGCCTGAAGGGTTTGCATTTGGAAATAGATAACTATTTACCCAATCAGTTGATACCGTTGACGCACTTACCGGAGTACTAGAATCATAGAAATAAAAATCATATTTAATTTCTGTCTTTTGATTCGAGATGTATGGTGAATGACTAAATCTTAATATTTCAAAGTCTTTTGCCACCCCAATAATATCAACCAAAACTTCTTCTTCATAAAGTTCAATACTATCATCTCTACCATAGAAATCCCACTTGATTTCGATAGGTAAATCAATTGACTTATCTCCTTTTGGTATGGTAAATAAAAATTTGTTACTCACAAGGGTCTATTGTTGGTTCTGCGATTATGGTCTGTTCATTATAATTAGTTCCTTCAGGTATTATTCTAAAAATAATATTCTTAAAAGGATAATGAACACCGTTTAAAAAAGGATAAGTAACTCCAATACCTCCACTATCAACAAAACCATATGGGTATAAATCCCTCCATATAAATAAATTTTTGGTGGTTGAAAAATGTGAATAATCCGGAATTCCGACAACGCTCCTAATATCACCATCTTCAATATAATCCGAATAAACTCTTGTTGTTAACACATGATGTGGTTGATAATAATACCCAAGTTGATTTGCCGTATTTACACCAATCCTAAATGAAAAAGGATTAAAGGTTAGTTTATGAAATATATTAGAAATTACTCTTTCTTTTTGGTCATAATCATTCCATTCACAACAATCACCATCAACTATGTCTCCCTCTTTAATAGATTCGACATACGTAAAAGTTATTGGTCCTGATGCTGGTCCATACCCAGAACTAATTGGTGTTGTATAAGACCCCATAGGAAAATCAGTGTCCGAATTACTATTAGAATTACTCCACCAATAATCAGGAGCCCCAAAAGAATTAAGTGGTAAGTTAAATTCCCAACCTTGTTTTAATCCGTAATAACTACCTGAACCGTTGGGTATTCCAAACATCCATCCAAAATAACCTTTATATATAACGGTAAAGAATAATTCAGTAATCGGTCTTTTTTGGTTATCTCTAATTGGGTTAACTCTAATATCTTTATTAAAAGATAATGTGTATGATTGTGACCCTTCTTTAACCGATACTCGCGCAACTTTGTCAGGAGTAAATCCGCTACTCTCATATTTTTTCTTTTCTCCAAAAATATTTTGTTCAAATCCAGCTTTAACTAATACCGCGTTTTCCGATTCTGTTAATATTTTATTTTTTCTAACATAATATGTTGAAATGGTGTCCAACTCATTATCTTGTAAAATTACCCTTTTGGCGGTTCCCGTTACACCATCATCAAAAGTTCCACCTAAATATCCAACATCAATTATATTAAAAACGTATTCTTCACTACCAAAAGTACTAACCCCTAAAGAATCTATTTGGAATAAGTCGGTTCCATTATAAGAGAAACTTAATTTAACAAATTCTCCAACCGACATCCCATGTTTAACAGGACATCTAAATGAAACGGTATTTCTACCATTATATACAGTATTCTCAATAATAAACGGTATACCATCACCAACAATCCAATTTAAAATAATATTAGTTTTTTTATCGGTAGCCCTCATTGGTTTTGTATAATCATTTTCATAACCATAACTAACAAAGAAATTCCAATTGTAACTTGATGCACTTTTTGGTATAAAAGTTAGATGTTCGTTCGGTGGTTGTGTATATCCACTAACATTATAATCAGTCCTAATAAAATCAAATTCATTGTATTGAGGAACCCCTGTCCATGAGATTGTTGTTGCTCCACTGAGACATTGTAAGGCAGCCGCTGAAGCAGAATTCAAATAATATAAATTATTTTCAAATGGGGGATAGTTGGTAAATCCTGAATACACGTTTTGGAATAAAAGTGAAAATTTACATGTAGGTCTGATAATATCAGAATTTTGTCGTTCGTCATCAAAAACCTGTTCTAAATCCACATCAATACTTCTATCGAACTCAACATTTTCTTTCGCTGTCTGTATTAACGGTACATTGAACAGTAATGTTGTGTTAGGTGCGGATTTATATCGTAATGAACCTAAAATTACTCTTATATCTTGTCTATTTCCCATATTAATCAGTTATTATTTCGAATCCAATCCATTTAATTGCAAACCTATCAAATGACGTTTTACCTTTTTTAAGCCCAAAATAAAAGTGGTATGGAGCACCTACAGTAATAATTCTACTAATAGGATTACTAAATGGAGCGGTATTAGGGTCTTGTGAAGTAAAATTAGGGTTATAATTACCCAAACTATCAACAGAATAAATGTATCCTTTATAGTCTTTGATTAAAGTACTACCGTTTGTTCTAAAGTATCTTGAGTTTTGTTCTATTCTATCTAAGGTCTGATATTTGTGAGTAAAAAATTCTGTATTTAGAGTATTAGTGTACCAATCATTACTTTGTGAACCAAAAATACTATACGGAAATGAACCTTCTTTTATTTCCCACTGATAAAAAGGTACGGATTGTGTAAACACATTAAAGTAATTGAATGCACAGGTGTCGGTAACCATTGCTGAGTCATTAATAATGGTTCTTTTAGGACTAATAAAATCTCTAACCTGTGTGTCAGAAGAAAAGAAAATCCCAATAATACCATCTGCAACACCCCCACCATTAAAGAAAATTGGGTCTTGAGCTCCAATAATTGACGGATAATTAGCCGACTCAAAGTCCGCAACACCTAACTCTGAACTTATTGATATCATTTGAGCGTAATCCGCATCAACAAACAGTTTAGTTCTTTGGTTAAAATATGAAAGAATGTTTCCTCCTCCAGCACCTAATAACTGTTCCAAAAAACTTGTACTCGCTAATCGACTAATAATAAGTAGATTTAGTATTTCCGAAACATCGGTAAAAGTTGTTGACCCCATTTTCTTAACAACGTACCCATCATAATCATCTGACATAACAATCTCTTGAAGAAATTGACTTCTAGGACCTAAATCCATAATAGTTGTTGGAAATTTTAAGTTCTTAACATTCCCTTTATATGCCGAATAGTCTGGTGCATCCGCCCCAATAAATTTGGTACCATCCCAAGGACTACTTCTATAATAGAAATTATTTGTTGGGTGTAGAATCACAGTATCCCTACAATATACACTATAAGGAGCGTTTGGTGGGGTTGAGGTAGGACTTGTAAAAAATCTATCGTTTTTGATATTGAATGCGTATAATGTTCCATTAATCCAATTGTTTGTGAAAATATGTGACCAAACATCTCTACAAGCACCAAAGGTAATTTGTATTCTTGATGACCATTCTGCGACTATTTTAATATCTTTACCTAACGATGAGAAAATTTTTGTTATTGTTATATAACAACCATTTTCCATAATTAATTCATTGTTTGATGTACCATTTTCATAACAAGGGTTTGGTGACGGATAATAATTAAATTCATTAGGTACAACGTCATTATAACATCCTAACGGTATCATTGTATTACAATTAAACGTATCTAAAACAGACCCCGTCATTGTTGATGAATCTACTGGGTCAGGTCCTGCCTCAGCGACAGATGGTGTGTTACTTTGAATTCCTTCTGTATTGGTTACCGTTCCATCATCACCAATTTGGTATGCGGAAAAATTAGCGTTTTGTTGTAATGCGTAACTATTACCCGCATTATCAAGGGTTAACGTTGATGTCGGAAGTCTATCAGACCTCATAATAATTTGTCTACCACTAGACCCTAGGTTACTGTAAAAATACGTGCCAGAATATCTTGGTGCGTAATAATACCCAATAATTGTTGGTGGTGTGATACTGTTTACAGGTATATAGACTTCTTGTAACATTACCGAACCACCGTCAACGATTTCATTTTCAAAATACCCTCTATTATCAGGCGGCGGAGGTGTGTAACTATTAACCGAAGAAATAAAATATTGACTAGTAGGTGAGGATGAACAATACGAACCAGAACCACTAATACCATCCCACTCTATTGTGAAACCATTATAAGGACTGCCAAATAGTTTAATCGAATAAGCATTATCTAATCCATCTTGACAAGCCACAGATAATTGTGGCGCACTTAACGGTGTAAAAGTAGGTATACTATTATCCAACGATGAATAATAACTTGGGAAATTTGACGTGAATGACGAAAATGATGCGGGTCCCGATAATGCTGGTTGGAAGTGGAACGATTTGTAATAAAGATATTCCGAAGTTACCGCATCAATTAAGGTAACATCACCTGTCATTGTATGTCTAACCGATTTTACCCCACCTTGAATAGGATGATTTAATTTGTACTGGCCTGTAACCGTTTTTCCTGCGGTTCCCATTGAGTATCCTAATAAAACACTTAAATCATAACTATTCTGACATCTTGAGGAATACGGGTCAACCCCTCTAACCATTATCACTATAACTTGTTTATCGGCATCAATAAATATTGATAAAGGATTATAATATAATGGTGATGGATATTGAGCACAGTTATCGGCAGACAAATATGTAAACGTCATATTATTATACAAATACCTTTTATTTAGACTTAAATCACTTGCGGAAGGATTACATGCTCCTGAAAAAGTATTATAGGTCATTGCGGTAATAACTTGAAAATATTCTACGTCCATAGGGAACTTAGCGTAAGTCGCGTCATCCGGGTCTTGGGTTATTTGATATAAAGAGTTCAGAGGTGATATAGTACCACTTCCGTCTGGATTTGCATAACTTACTTGAATAGTACTACCTGGCAAATCATTAATTGAAGTTCCCGTAATACTCCTGGTACCGTATTGGTTGTAAGGTGTAAAACCCGTTAAATTTACATCCTGAGATAATGAAGGGTCTTGGAAAGAAATGAGTTGTCCCACAGGAAAATTCGCCAATTGACTTGCTTGACATGAGATAACCACAACATTATCATAATGGTATTTTGTTGCGGAAGCATTTAATGATGTGTCAAAAGTAACTTTAATTCTATTATACCCACCACCAGGGTTTACTCCACTAAAATCATCAAAGTATTTCGCTTTGTTATTAAATAAATTTATTCTTTCAGCTAAAGTAATACTTGATGTGAACATATATCTATCATCCCCATTTGAGTCTTGTCCATAAGTTTTTAAAGAGGGTACTAATGACTGTGATGTAGGGTTAACAGTATCAATCCCTTTACCTGACATCATCGAAGTAAATGCGTTAGGGTAAGTAGCAGTTGGGTCAAAATGAATAAGATTATAATTTGTTGCGTTATCATATTGAGATAAAACACCATTAATTCCTGAAGTAGCAACAATTTCTTCAGTATTAACTCCTTCAGCGGAATCATCTTGAACATCTCCATCAATAGTATCACCCTCCTTACACGCACATAACTCACAATCGGGATAAGATAAATTAGGTAAACGTAAATGAGTAAATGTTTTCCATAAAGTTACCAGTTTTTTAATTAGATTCTTCATGTCTTTAAAGTCGGGACAAGGTCCAAATTCTATACCCGCACCAAAAACATTAATAACATCTATAATTGCGCTTATAATGGGACATATAAAGGCGATTATACTAAAAACAATTGCCACAACAACCGCTAAGATTGGCCCTAAAATATACTTCAATAACCAAGCTAAAATATGTGAAATAATTAATAATAAAATGAGAATAGGTTTAAAAACAAACATCATAATAACAAATAAAAGATATATAATGTCAAATCTTAAAAATGAATCGTTTGTTGGAAATTTAACATTTTCACTTTCACAAGAATCATCCAAAATGTTTTTTATTGTTATCATTCTATTTGGAAGATATCCTTTTCTATATTGGTCTATCATCTGTGACACGGTATACACTTTGTTATACAACATCTCATAAAATGTGTCCTCACAATTAATTGCCGCCTGTACGTCAGCATAATCATTCCAATCTAAACTAAAGGCATATGACTTAATCGCAGTGGCATATCCAATACCTGTTTTTAATGGGTCAGTATCAGAAGTTGTCCACCCATATTCTCGAACATTAGGAACTAAAAAATAACCTCGTTTAATTGCCTCACTTAATGAAGGTGATTGATTCCACTTAACTTTAAATCGATACTTTCCTTTAGTCGGTATACCTTTATTAGGGTCATTCGATAAAACTCTTTCACCAAATTCATTTGTTATGATATAATCCAAATTCATCGGAACATCTATTAACCAAGTACCATTTTCATCAATAACTTGTCCTCCACTTTCTAATGAAACAGTTTCTAAAATAGGTTGTCCATTAATATCTTGAGCAATGGTTTGTCTTATCGCCAAAATTTCTCCAGGACCCGCAACTAAACTACAGAAGTTACCTTGTTTTAATTTTGGTTTACAACTTCTTTTTTGGAATTGAGTTTCAGCATTTGATATAATTGACCCCATAAAAATTGATGTTGGAGTTATGGTAATATTTGCCTCATCAGTTAAATCAAAGTCGGTTCTTGTCACACCTAAATTACACACCTCAGGTTGACCCCATAATGGTTCAACTTCTATAACACGGTTAATTGTGACAATCTGAGGTAACTCATTTAAATTAGCAGAACTTTTAAACTTTGTTCCCGCAACTTGAGCGGGAGTGGCAACACCCATCCGAATTAAATCTTGAGGCGATAATGAAAATTCTCCAATATCTGATAAATCAACATCGACATGGATTGTTTGTGACCCAGTAGGAACACCAAAAATCATGTAATCACCACTATCGTTAGTTTTTGCAGTATATTTAAAGTACTTGTCATAAACTTCAATTAATGTCGGGTCAACTAATACATCATGTTTATCGAAAAAAGTTCCTGTGGGAGAGTGATTACTATATGACGGTAGATATGGTAATAAATTATATCTATATCCGTCTTCATTTAATTCAGATAAAGTTTTATAGGGATATAAGTCAGAAATGATTGGATTTGTGATGTCTTCGTTAGTTAACGGAATAAAGACTGATACTTTGGCGTTAGGTATACCAAAACCATCATTTGCACTAACCCTACCAATAATTACTCCGTAATCAGAACACTGTCTTGTGTAAATTTGACTCTGTAATACTTTAAGTGATAAAATTTCAAGATATTCAAATTCTTGGTCAATTAAAACCTTAATTGACTTATCTACACCTATTTGAGTTCTTATTCTATATGAATTCGACATTATTAATCTTTTTTGATAAATAGTTTATATGCTACTTTCAAAAAGATAAATCATTTTTTAATAAAATAAATTATCAGGAGAAATTAACTGTTTTTAAATTCTTAACCCTTACATTGATGTCTTTACCCGGAAATCTGACTTGGTATGTCTGACTTGGTTCGGCAAAAATTGTTTCATCAATCAAATCAATTTCTCGTGTTTCAGAGTCTAAATATTTTTGGGATGTTTGAGATGATGAGTATTGTCCTCCGACTTTATTGAATACTTGTATACTTGAAACCGAGATTACCCCATTCTCACTTTGTATTTGTCTTCTAATTTCTGAAATATAAACATTTTGACCCATCTGTCTATGTGAAGGGTCAAAATAAGTTGACACTATATTAACAATCTGTGAAATTACCGCCCCTTGATTTTGACTATTATCTAAAACAACGTCAAGGTTCATTGCTAAATCAATAACACTCGCAGTCTCAACTGAGATATAATCATTAATCATTCTATAGTTAGATAAGTAATTCGCGACATTATTTTTTAAAGTATTCGATACGATTTCAGTTAATTTACCCGAATCATCGTAAGATAACATTTTAATTTTAATCTTATTATTTTCCTCAGTAATTGCCGCTTTAGCAGGTGCTCCGAATTGTGATGGCATTGTTCGAATTAAAGAATCGTAATCGTTTACAGTAACCGCTCTATTTTGTGCTGAAAAATTAAAACTAACTAAATTTCTAACTTCTTCCGTTGTTGGAGACGCTGCCCCACCAATTGCCGCAGTAACATTAATACAACTTAATGAGTTAACAACACTTGTATTTACAGAATCTGATGGACCATTAACAAAGAAAGAAACCGTACCAATTTGTGTGATAACATTAACACCTAAATTACTTCCTGTACCACCACCAATTCTATATTGTATAAACATAGTTGTATTAGCTTTAACCGTACTACCTAACGCTAAGTTATTAGAGTACTTGTAAAGATTTAAATTATATCCGTTTCTTGCGAATTCTCGTAATTGTTCATCAGCCGATTGTGTACCACCACCGAAAGTCATTTTCATAAATCCTTCAGGAGTATATTCAGTTATAAACTTATCACTTGTTGTAATATACCTACCAACTTTAATTCCAGGTTGGTCAGAAACTTTAGTGGGGTCCTCAATGAAAACTCTATCCTCAATTAATGCTTTAACCTCATACCATCTATTATCTAAACCTAAAAATTCTTGTGATGAAGGCATGTTAGCATATTGTGTGCCGTCTTTTAATAAAACACTTGTTACCCCTAAAACATTTTTTTCAGGTAGGAACATTTCAAAGAATGGTTTAACATCGTTAGGTGTCATCACTCTTTTATAAACTTTAGTAATACCATTAACAATCGTCTCTCGTTTTACAATGGTATAATTAAGTAATTTATTATTTGAATCGAAATTAGGTATTTTTAATCTATTTGGGAATCCATCTGCATTAATTGCCGACGCAAAATCAATATCGTAAACCGTTTCAAATACTTGACCCGCACCACTAACTTGTGAACCTCTTCTTAAAATACCACAATATCTTAAATCTTCTTTATCCCCAAAAGCAGGTACTGTAATCGAAAAATCGACTAAAGCAACTGAAGGTCTTTGACCCGGCACTTTTAATCCATATGTTCTTGCAATATTAAAGATTGATGACCTTTGTTGGGCGTATTGTAAAACAGTTTCCTGAATACTTCGGTCAATATTGAATTGTAAGTTATCACTAACTGCGGCGTTTAAGTCCAATAACGCTGAGAACACTGACGCATCATTAAAATTGTCAATTAACTCGGGATAGTATGTTCGGGTAAAATTAATTAACTCAGTTCTTATTGACTGAAAATCCCTTGTCGTATACGATATTTTTTTATTAGCCATATATTATTAAATATTAATGATTACGAAATCACTCTGATTAAATGCCGAATCTGTAATTATATAATCAATTTTAATTTTAGCGGTATGTTCTTTCTCACTTATACCAGGAACTCGATAAACTCTTACGTCTCCTTGGACGTAGGTTCCTTTATCTTCTTCCCCATCAGACGCGGCAGTTACACTTATTTTTGTTATAGTAATTCCTGGAATATATTCAGAAACCGAGTCTCTTATTTCCGCTTCAATATCTGAAAATGTCGGACCATCCATAGGTTCAAAAATATACTCATAAAGTCTTGTCCCAAAATCAGGTAAATAATATCTTGTACCTTTTCTAGTTAATAATAAATGAATTAAATTTGCTCTAACCTCTTGGTCACCATCTTGTGATAACGAAAGATAATTACCTTTTAAAGAATCTCTAAAAGGGAAGTTAATTCCATATGTTTTTCCTTCTGCCATATACTATAAATATAGTGTTACAATATTTTCGGTGAATAGATATAAAATAAAAAATCACGACATATGCCGTGATTTTCTTATTAGTAATTATTTTATATTAAGAACCACATTTCCTTTTTTGTGTTTTGGTTCATATGGACAATGTAAACAACCATTCCCACAACAACTACCCCTTCGTTTATGATAACTTTCCGTCATCACCATTCTACCTTGTTCCCAATAAAAATCGGTAGGTAAAAGTTTGTTTTTGGGGGTTATTTCTTTAATATGTAATCGGACAATCCAATCGTTAGATGCGTTTATATTCATTTAATTCTTCTTTCTCTGATTATAAAACGCTAACAATACTTGGTATGTTATCGTTACATTATTTCCCCACGATATTTTTACCTCACTCATTTTAAAGATTATTTTATCTCACATCCATCAGCCCCACAAGCGATTTCACCACTTAAATTAGTTTCATCGGACTGTTCAACAACTTTACTTAAATCAATATTAGTTAATGATTTAAACATTCTATTAAATGTTTCCTCATTACAATCTTCAAAAGGACTTTGTACGTAAGTATGTTCCGAATGTGGTAATACAGATAACCCATTATAGAAATCTCTGTTATTCCAAAACCATTCTCCCGCTAACACCCAATCTTCAGGTTTTAAACTAATTGTTGCCG